ACCGCTTGAGGCTGAGGGGGCATTTGCGGCTGATTCTGATACATACTGGAAGCATTTGGACTCTCACGTTCTCAAGCCAACTGCTAACAGAGCGGGAAGAATCAAACACTTGTGGTTCAAGCGGAATACCCGTTGGCCGGATCATTTGCATGACTGTGAATTGATGCAATTGGCGATGGTGATGTTGTGGAACGATCTCGCATCTACTAGTTCTGAAAATTCTAGTAGTTGACTTCACAGTTGGTCTGTGAATAGTCCGCGCAAGTGTTGACCTACACCGTAGCAACGAAGCGGAGTTATTTGCGTACTACCTACGCAAGCAAAGCCGCTTTGACATTGCTTGAGGCTTTGACTGCAAAGCTTACGGTTGCCGCAAACGCTATAGAGTCTGGTCAAGTTGTCCGCTCAACTTCTAGTTCTGACGTTTCCGTTGAGTTCGCTGAACCCGGTAAAGGTTCCGCTTCCGCTGGTGAAATGTTGGAAATGTGGGAGTCACTGCTGTCAGACTACGATCTTGCTGTGACCCTGTTGGCTGGAGACGGAATCGCTAATCCGTCAGACCTCCAGATCTATAACAAGATGCTTGGAACCATTCTGGTAGCAGTTACTCGGTATTACGGTGATTTCACGCAATTCCGCCGTGAACCCACAACTCGGATGAGCTAATGGGAATCCTTCAAACCATTGCTAATAAGTTGTTTCCCGCTCCCGTTAATAAGTACGAAGGAGCCGGTCAGTCGTTGCGTCGTTCGTATCTTGATACGTCCTATACTTCGGCTCGCTTTGATGTAACGAGTTCAACCCGTCAAGCGATTGTCCGTAAGTCCCGTTTCTTTGAGCAGAACAACGCTGTTCTGAACAGACTTGGGGATCTGTTTGAGTCGTACACCGTTGGCTCTAGCTTCTCGGTTCAACCGGCTTCCAGCGATCCTGCTTGGAATCTCAAAGCCAAGAAGTGGTTCGATGTCTGGAGCCGTTATCCCGATATCGGTTCTCGCCAGTCTTTTGGAACCATGATGAGCCAATCGGCTCGCGGTTGGTTCTTTGACGGTGAAAGCTTTATCCTTCTCACTAAAGGTGAGAGCGGAAAGCCGAGACTTCAGATTATCGAAGCTCAGTCAATTGCGACTCCGGTTGGGATGGAGTCTGATTTAACCGTTTTCGACGGTATCCGGTTTGACCCTAAGACTGGACGCGCAATCTCGTATTTTATCGGTTCAGAGAAGACGCAGGGTAATCTGACAGACGTTCGCTCAATTGGTTCCGACTCGGTGGTCCATATTTACGAGCCGAATCGTCCCGGTCAGCTTAGAGGTCTTCCGTTTGTCTCTGCGGTTATCAATGATCTTCACGATCTCGATGACTTGCAGAAGCTGGAGATGGAAGCTTGCAAGCTCGGTGCTTCCGTCGCTCAGATCGTCAAGACGGTAAGCGGTGAGGTCCAAGCATCCAGCCTCCGTTCCGGTGGAATCTCGCAAACCACTCAGAACACTGCGGAGAACTATTACGAACAAGTTTTTGGGTCGTCTGTTAAAGTACTCAAGAACGGTGATTCATTTGAACAGTTCGCAACGGAGCGTCCCGGTGTAAATATGCGGGAATACTGGCGACAATTGACCGAGAAGGTATGTGCTGGTGTTGGTATTCCTTACGTTCTGGTTTATCCCGAGTCCATGCAGGGGACTGTCTATCGCGGTGCGCTAGATATGTCTGCTGTGTGGTTTAAGTCTCGGCATCAAGTGATGTCGTCAGCGGCTCGACGTATTTATGAATACGTCATGGAGTACGCTATCAAGAGCGATCCCGCGCTCAATGATGCTCCGTCCGACTGGTATGAAGTAGCTATTACCGCTCCCCGCTCCCCAAATGTTGATGTTGGCCGTAATTCCGCTGCTCAGTTGGCTGAATTGGAAGCTGGCATTCTGACTTACGATGAGGTCTACGGTGCGCGGGGTCTTGATTGGCGTTCTGCTTTAGAAGCAAAAGCACAGCAAGCTTTGTTTGTGCGTCAACTTGCTGACAAATACGGAGTTGATGTCTCTGAGATTTCGGTGATTCAGAAAGAACGTCCTGCGGCTAGTGCTGCACCGGCTATTGACATTGAAGATGATTCTTCTGAATCTCCGTCTCCAGTTGCTCCGTCAGAAGGTGGATCGCAACCGCTTGTTGTAGAACAAACCGAAGTGACCGCTTCAGTCAAAAAGCAACGTAAGCCGCGAGCCAAGAAAACAGAATGAGCTTCACTAAGAAATCAGATTGGCTTTATTACGCTCCTGCGGCTTCCGCTGGTGAGACTGCGACCATTCAGATCTTTGACCAGATTGGTGAAGATTGGTTTGGTGGTAACGGTCTATCTGGAAAGCAATTCTCTGACGTTCTTGCTGAAGTTGGCAATGGTCCGCTCTTGGTGGAGATCAACTCTCCCGGTGGTAATGTGTGGGATGGTCTGAGCATCTACAACCAGTTGCGCGGTCGTAAAGCTCCGGTGACCACTCGGGTCGTTGGCATTGCGGCTTCCATTGCTTCGATCATTGCTCTGGCTGGAGATAAAGTAGAGATGGCTGATGCCGCTCTAATGATGATCCACGATCCGTCTGGAATGGCTTCCGGTACTTCGGAAGATATGCGGAAAATGGCTGACGCTCTTGATCAACACGCTGAAGTGTTGGTTGGAGTGTATGCTAAGAAGACCGGCAAATCACCAGAGTCCATCCGCGCTGCAATGAAGGCGGAGACTTGGTTTACCACCGCCGAAGCGATTCAGTTTGGCTTGGTAGACAAACCCATCAAACAGCTTGCGATGGCTGCTAAGTGGCATCCCCGCGCTGTCACCAAGACCGCTCCCGAGACGGTCAAAAACAACCTCCGCAAAGGTCTTGAGCAATACGCTGAAGGTCTTGCCGGTGAAGGTCTTGAGAAGCAAACCGTTCTTGAGGCTGAGTCTCTCGTTGCTGGAGAAATTCCCACCGAAGATAAGGTTGAGAAAGCAAACGCTTGGTGGGGTCGCAATGAGCGATTCTTGGAAGCAGAGCCTAACACTCCCGCTGATGTAGCTGCCAACCTTTGGGGCGGTGCTGCTGGACGCGATTGGTTCCGCGCTCTCTACGCTCAATTGGAGCGTGAAGAACTGGAGGAAGATGACGACTCCCCAGACGACAAGATTTCTGCGGATGGCAACAACGCCGTCAGCGAAAATGGCAAAGTTTCTTTGCCGCAACCAACACAACAACCCGACACAAATATGTCCGATAGCACTACTGTGACGGCTGCGGCTGCTCCTGCCGCTTCCGTTGATCTCACCGCGATTCTTGCTAAGCTTTCCGCTCTGGAAGCTTCCATGAAGTCTCCCGCCGCTGCTCCTGCTCCTGAGCCGGTGCGTCCCGTGATTGAGAACCTCGGCAACCCGCTGCTGGAGAAGCATAAGAGCTTCCGCGCTGGTGCTGAGCGTCGTCGTTTCTTGGTCGAGAACCACAGCGAGCTTCTCCGTCAGCAGAGCATCTTCGCTCCGCAGAACGCGAACTCCTTTACCTCGACGCTTGTCGTGGATTACCTCGCTGACGCGATCATCACCGTTGCCGCTACCAAGTTGGCGATGGTTGATGCTTTCAGCCGCAACGTGGGTCTGGACAACCTCCGTCCGAAAGCCATCGTTCGCGTGAAGAAGTTCACGACCGGAACCGCCGCTCAGGTCAATCCGACCAACTGGGAGACCAACAACGATTCGACGCTCGCTGCCACTTCGGTGACCGTTGACCAGATCAGCAAGAACTTTACCGTCACTCAAGAAGAACTGAATCAGGGTTACGCTCTGGCTGATCTTGCTGCTGGTTCTGCTGATCTGTTCGCTTATGGTATTAGCGACAAGATTACCGCCGTGATGACTGCCGCTAACTACGGTACTGCCGTTACGATTGGAACCGCTGCCAACTTCGACACCAGCGACCTGCCCGCGATTCTCGCTGCTGCCAAGAACTATCGTTCCAAGAACCTCGTTCTGGACGGTGGACACATCGCTCGCTTGTTGTTCTCGTCGGCCTCTAACACCTTCCCCGATGGCCGTCTGTCTTCGCTTGCGAACGGTCGTTTTGGATTCGATGTCATCGCCGAGAACAACCGCTGGACTGGTGCTGAGACCAACACCGCTGGCTTTGTCTGCGGTCCTGACGCTATCGCCATCGCAGCCGGTCTTCCGGTTGGAATGGTTGCCGGTGAGTTCATCGAACAGCGCACGGTTACCACCAACAACGGTCTGTCCTGCTTGCTCTCGGTCTGGTATTCCCGCGCCACACGCTCGCACATGGCGTCTTACGACATCATGTTTGGTGCTGCCGCTGCGGACACTACGCAAGCTGAAGTTCTGATCACCGCTTAATCCTTAAGGATATGCGTCTCGCTACTACCATTGCAGTGGACAAGAACGGCAAGAGCAAAGTCGTTCACGGTCCCGAGATCGACGCGAGTCTCCAGCGCGACGGTTTCAACACTGCTTCTGTCCCCGAAGGAGGCAAACTCGTACTGTGGATACAGGGAGCTTTAGCACCGAAGATCCGTAAAGGTTAACCGTAAAATTGGGGGGGCTGCTGGAAAGTTCCGGTGGCCTCCCCTCTAACAAGATTTCAAAATGTCAGCATACCAGACCGATGTAGCAACGCAGGATTCGATGGGTCATCAGGGTTTCACTCTGGTCACCGGAACCTCAGCGCAGACTTCGGGATACATCGCAATCCAGACCATCACCGCGACCGTGATCTCGTCCATTGCTGGCACTGGTGTTACCGGCACTTGGAGCGGAACCACCATTCCCGCTGGCATCACCATTGTGGGTAAGATCAGCAGCTTTACGCTGACCTCTGGTGCGGTCATCGCCTACTTCGCCCGAGCCACCACCTGATGACACTCGCGCTCTCACTGCAACTGTCTACGTCGGATGATGCCATTGAGGTGGCATATCCTGCTATGCGGCGAGATATGATCCAAGAGGATGGCGTTTCATTTGTTCTCCAAGAAGACGGTAGTTCTAAAATCATTTTCTCACTCTCCACCGATTAACTTTTTGACCTATGCCTGATAGCAAGATTACAGCTTTAACGAGCATCGGAACTTCCACCGATCCGGCAAACGATCCGCTGGTCATCGTGGACGTTTCCGATACGTCAATGGCTGCAAGCGGCACGACCAAGAAGGTTTCGCTCAATAACCTTCTGGCTTGTTCTCCCACCGCCACCCTCGCCAGCGCCACCATCACCGGCGATCTGACGGTGGCTTCCAGCATTCTGAAGGTTAGCGGAGGCAATGTCGGTATCAACACCGCGAGTCCGACCAATACGGCAGGATACAAGACTCTGGAAATTGTTGGAACCGGAGTTAATACGGGCGGAATGATACGCATGAAGTCGAGCGATGCGAGCGTCAGTTCGTATGATTTTATCGATAATAACGGTCGAGGGATTTTCGCTGTCAGCAATCACAACCTGCGCTTTGGTTGCAACGACATTGAACAGTATCGGATTCAGCCGCTGGGTATCTTCACTTGGTACGACGGCGCAGGCGGCACTCGAATGACCCTCAACTCCACGGGGCTGGGCGTGGGGGGAAGTCCTTCGTACAAGCTGTCAGCAATCGGAACCACCAATAATCAAGTTATTCTCCATGTTGGAAACACCGCTGGCAGCGCAGACGGTGATACAACAAACGTCGTTCGTTTTGCTGCTGGTTCAGGTGCTAACGCGCTGTGGGCGAATGCTCGTTACGATGGTTTTAGCCATGCTTGGCGTTGTAATTCTACGACGACCCAAGCGATGACGCTCGACGCGAGCGGGAATCTGTTGGTGGGGACGACGGGTGTAAGTGCGGCTTTTAACACAAAGTTCCATCTGTCTTCTGATTCTGGAACGACTCGATGGGCTGTTGGTCCGTATTCAAGCGCGAGCAACTTCGTAATTTCTGCCGCTGGTGGTGGTGGTGTCTATCTCAATGGAACTGCTGCCACTTCTTGGACTTCCGCTTCAGATGAGCGTTTGAAGGACATTATCGAACCGATCAACAATGCTGTTGCTAAGGTTGGTTCGTTGAGAGCTGTTATCGGAAAGTTCAAGAACGACGCTCTTAACACTCGCAAGTCATTCCTGATTGCTCAGGATATTCAAGCTGTTCTTCCTGAAGCTGTCGATGCGTCGAATCCTGATCGACTTGGCGTGGCTTACACGGATGTCATCCCGCTGTTGGTTGCCGCCATCAAGGAACTCACCGCCCGTGTTGAAGCTCTGGAAGCCTAATATCCCATGATTACCATCAACTGGATCATCGAACGCCTTCTCGTTAAGCCCACCGAAGGTGACAAAACCGATGTCGTCATCACCGCCGACTGGAGGTGCAACGGCATTGAAACCATCGGCACCGGCGACGACGAGAAGACCTACAGCGGCACCTGCTACGGCAGCGCGTCGTTCGCTGCGCCGACCGATAGCTTCACGCCTTACGAGGATCTGACGCAGGATCAGGTTCTCGGCTGGTGCTATGCCAATGGCGTCGATAAGACCGCCATCGAAGCGAACGTCTCGTTGCAGATCGCTGACCAGATCAACCCGCCGGTCATCGCTCCGCCGCTGCCGTGGGCTCCTCCGGTGATGATCGTCCCTCCGATGCTGCCGCAGGTTGAGCCGGTTTTGGTTGCGGAGGAGGCTGCTGTCGTTGAAGCTCCGGTCGCCTAATATGGAAATTACGCTCAAGCTCAACGAACAAGAAGCCAACAACATCATTCAGCTTTTGGACATTGCTGTGAAAGCTGGCGGTCTCGCCAATGCTGCCGTCGCTTTGCCAATTGTTGAAAAGATCAAGCAAGCCGCTCAACCTAAATCCGAGTAATGCAAACCGATACCAACAGCAGCAATGGAGTTGGAGTATCTCTAGCAACTGCTGCCGCTGCTGGTGCGGTTTCATTCATCCCGCAACTGACACAGTGGTTCCAACTCGGAGCCGCTGTGTTGGCTTTTATCGCTGCTGCAATTGGACTCTGGAAAGCCCTCAAGAAATGAACTGGAAAACCACTCTCGCAGGTGTCGGCGCAATCATGGTTGCCGTTGGTGGAGCGTTGAAAGCTCTGTTTGACGGCGACCCGTCCACCAACATTGATCTTGCTGCGACCATTGCCGCTGTGACGGTTGGATTTGGTCTTATTGCCGCAAAGGATGCGGACAAAAAGAAGTCCGAGTGAACATCGTCGAGCAGATCATCACCGCTTTGCTGAAGTGGTTGACTGGTCTGGCTAAAACTGAACCCACCGCCGAAGATGCAAAACAAGACTCAGAACTTAAAGCTAAGCTTCTGGATCGCATTGACCGTGCTGGTGGGTAGCTGTGGCTGTGGGACTCGCGTTGTCTACGTCCCCCACGGTGAGCCGGTGAGGCTCGCTGAGAGCGTCAAAGCTAAGGTTTGGGTCAAAGGTGCTGACGGTGTTTCTGTGCGCTCTACGGGTCGCATAACGCTGCCAGAGGGTTGGTACGCATTGCCGAAGGAATAGTATGTCGCAACAAGTCATCAACGTTGGATCGACCGCAAACGACAACAACGGAGACACGCTCCGTGGGTCGTGGATCAAAGCGAACGCGAACTTCGATGAGATCTATGCCGCGCTCCCACTGACCGCTCCGTCAACGTGGGTTCCTACGCTGATTGATTCCGGTGGTGGTCGCACGTTTAACTTTACCGTCAACACTGCTCGACGAACGGCTGTTGGTTTTGTTGAGACATTTACCGTTGATTTGACCATCAACTCGGTGAGTGGTTCTGCGACCGGAAACCTTCGCTTGAGCCTTCCAGATCCTGCGACCTACAACGCTGCTGTGTCCATCTGGTTGGACAACGCAACGAATCAAGCGAAGACTTCTGTCATTGGTAAGGTTGTCGGAGGCACTTCTTACTGCGAGTTGAGCCATTATGAAAATGGCGACATCACAAGTCTCACAAGCCAACTCCAAGCTACTTCCCGCATTATTGTTTCTGGTGTCTACTTCAAAGCGTGAACCTAATTGCAACCAGTCTCCAGTTGGGGATGTCCGTGCTGCAAAGCGCGATGGGAAATCCATCGTTTCTCTGGCAGGGAGTGCTGGTGCGTTGTCTTCCTGCTGCGATCACTGACGCAAACTCGGTCATTGCCGGTGGTTTCCAAGATAACGTTCAAGCGCGGATCTTGGTTAAGTTCTCTGACTGGAGGTTGGCTGACTCAACGCTTGTAACCGTCGACGCTTCGGTCTGGTCTTGTGACGTTGGTTTCACCGCTGACCGTCTCTTGCAAGAGTCTGGAAGCTTGCTGCTGCAAGAAAACACTGACCGCTTGCTTCTGACTTTTGGCAAAATGATTCCGGTTGTGGGTCGTCTTGTGACCTACGATGGTCGCCAAATGCGGATCATGTCTGCAAAGCGTGATGGCTCCGGTGCTTACTACGCTCTTGAGCTTGGAGCTAAAACCAAATGACTCCAACCGTCACAGTAGATACGTCCCGCTTTGACGCTGCTTGGAAGGAATATCTGCCCAAGACTCGGCGGTCTTTGGCTGATGCTGTTAACTCCCGCACGTTTTTCTTGATGCTGCGGTTGTACATTCTGCTTCCGCCAAAGTCCCCACAAGCGGCTCGAAACAAGATTCTCGACTACTTCAATCGTCCGATTGGAGCGAGAAGGATTGACAAGAAGACCGGCAAGTTTCTCGGTCGTTCGCGTGAATTGCGCTTGGTCCACTTGATTGCTCAAGCGAAGAACGCTAAAGCTGGAAAACCCGGACTCTACGGTCAAGATATGCGTGACGCTGCTGGAAAGCTTCGCCGTCGCGCTGCTGGTTCAGTTGGTTACCTCAAGTCTGCTGTAACCAAAGCAATCAAGAAGCTGTCTCCGTCGTTTCAACAATTCGGTGGGACTCGACGAGCAAAGAAGGGTTCTGCTCAAGTGCGGATCGTTGCTGGAAATCAAGCTCTCATCAATCTTGCGAACCAATACGGGTTGCCACAAGAGAACGTTTCAATGCATCGCGGGTCTTCAGCGTATGCATACAATGCAAAGGCTGGTTTTTCTCCGTCTAGTCATGTTCGCTTGAACATCGGTCTTGCTGACAACCAGATTGGAAAAGTTGAGGCAATCTACTCAAAAGCGATGCAGCAAGCTTACAACGACGAAGCCAAAGAACTTGAGGGTCACATTACCGCTGCGTTTCAATCGGCTTTTGATGGTTCTGAATCGAAAGGTATTGTTGTCCAATGAATGCCGTTGCTCTCAGAACCGAACGCGCTTTAGTCGATTGGCTATCTGCTCAAGACTGGTCTGCGTCTCCGCTTGGGACTCCTGCTTGTCTCACCAGTTACGGTCACGGTGCGTTTACAGATCCAGACTTAGAAGACCGGATGCCAGACTTTCCGCGCATCGTTGTGCGCTCATCAACTGCGGTTCCGGTTCATCCTATTGACCGGACTTGTGAAGTTGACGTAACCGCTACACTTCAGCTTTCCGCTGACGATACTCCCGAATACAACGTGTTGGCTACCGTTGCAGCGTTTGAAAACATCCTGCAACCGCTATTCGTTGACGACAACATTTCAGAATTGAACGCTGGAGAATACAACGAGTCTGGAGGGTTTGTTGCGTATTTCGCAACGCCAACTGACTTCGGTATCAATGACACTAGTGAAAGAGCTAGAACTTTCTCGCGTTCAATGACAATCTTTGCAGCAGCAAACTCATAACACACTAACAACATGGCACTTTCAAAAGGTCTAGCACTAGTCTACGGAGCAAAGGGAACGATTCAGCTTTATACGGTTGGAGTCGCAAATGCTCTTACCGCGCTAACGAGCGGAACAATTACTACAATTGAGAGCTACGACGCGACCCACGAAGCAGACGTTGAGCAGATCAAGAACTCTGCCGGTGAGGTTGTCGCTCAGGTCTCCGCTAACGAGCGGATTTCGCTCAATGTCACTTTCATCCCAAGTGCTGCTACCTTTGCTCAAGCCAAACTTGCTGCCGGTCTTCCTACAGTCAACGGATATGCGTCTATTGCTGGTAGCGATGGCGTGACTGTTGGTGGTGTTTCCATTGATGGTGATTACGTTTATTCCGGTGGTGGAAGCGTCAAATTCACAAGCAGCGGAAAAGCTATGGTTACCATCACTGTGACCAAGTATCCGTCTCTTGCTGGTACTGCCGCTGTCTTCACGCTGTAATCTGTGGCAGATCTTGCAAAGATACTCGCAGAGACCGGACCTCAAGCTCCAGTGGTGCTTGGGGTTCGACTTGTTCCATACACCGTAGGACACGCCATTGTCCTTCAGCGTTTGCGCTCTCCCTACGTTTTAGGTGGAGAAATTACACCGAGCGATTTAGCGGAGGCTGTGCTTGTTTGCTCACAGTCTCCGCTTGAATCCATCAGGTCCATTAAATCAATCTGGCGTGACCTCATTCTGTGGTTGTGGGGAAAGCGGATTGAGCGGATGAATTTGGTCGTTGAGTCCGACAAGTTTCAGTTGTGGCTCAAAGAGCAGTCAACCGCCCCCGAAGTGCTGATGGAAAGCGGAAACAAGCCAAAGACTCCCGCGATGCCGTGGCCCGAACGGGTTCTTGTTGGATGTCTCAACATTGGGATTGCTCCTGACGATGCGATCCAGATGCCTCTTGGTGACGCAGAAAGGCTGATTCTAGCGCACGCAGAGATGATGGGTCAGGTTCAGTTGTGGGACGACCAGAGCGAAGCCATTTGGCAGAATCAACAAGCGAACTGATATGGGTGTACTTTCTCTACTTGTTAAGCTTGGTATCGACTCATCGGGGTTTGAAATGGGCGTAAAACGCGCTCAAAGTGTTGGTGAAAAGTTTGGATCAAGCTTCAAGTCTGCGGTCACCAGCAAGCTTGGCGCGGCTTTGTCGGTTGCTGCTGTTACTGCTTTCACAAAGAACATAATTGAAACAGCAGACCGCATATCCGATTTATCGGAACAGCTTAATCTAACTACAGATCAAGTTCAGAGGCTTCAAATACTAGCTGGTGAAACTGGTGTAACTTTTGAAAAGTTTGGTTCAGTTCTCGGCAAATTTGAGCAAGCCAGATTAAAAGCCACTTCTGGAGATGATGACGCGATTCAAACGCTCAAAGCTCTTGGTTTGACAATGGAACAGTTGCGCGACCCGCAACTGTCAACGATTGACGGGGCAGTCAAAGCTGCTGAAGCCTACAAAAACTCTGGAAGGTCCGCTGAAACAACAGCGGCAATGATTGACGTTTACGGTCTAAAGCTCAAAACCGCTGCTGCTGCTCTGGCTGATTATAACACAACGTCAAATCGTCTTTTGATTTCAAAAACGGACATTGATGTTCTAGCCAAAGCAAACACTTTGTTAGAAGAGCAATTTCGGATCATCAAAGGAATAGCAGCACCGACAATTGCGGCAGGAATTACCGCAACTGCAAACGCTATTAACAGTGTTTCAAAACCTACTGAGAGCTTTCTTGAAAAGTTTGATCGTACTATGCGAAAGGCTCACACGATTCAATTGATTAAGAGGATGCCAGATGAAGCGTTGTCCAGAATAGTGCAGCAGAGAATTGCAGAAGAAAAACAGGGGAAGGTTGGCGATCAAAACACGCCTCCTCCTATTGGAACTGCTCAATTTGAACGGGTAGCTGGCATGAAGTTTTCAATGGGCGGACCTCAAGACTCTCTTGCTCGCATTGGCGGATTCACCGGCTTTCAATCGTCTCAAGACACTGCAATCAGGAATGCAATTGAGCAGACGCTTCAGTTGAAGCTAATCGTCAAGAACACGGACAGGACTGCCAACAACACGCAAGACTGATATGGCAACGATCAAAACCAATGCAATCACTCCGGTTGCAACTGGATACATTGAGATATCCCGCGAGTACAACAACGGTGATGGCACTGGTCGTTTCATTACCTACAAGTACCGTGGTAGCAAAGACGCTTTGCGGCTTGCGTCTGCTGATTGGGTTGCTGCTGGTGGCAAATATCAAATCACTGAAGACGGTCCTTATTCGACTGCAACCGTAACGTTTTCAGGGGTTAACTTTAACCCTAACAGCCCAACCGCTCAGGGTCCATTAGACGAAGACGATCCGGCTCAGCGGTATGAGTTCCGCACAGAATACGTTGATGCATCGTTGTTTGAGCTTCCTGCCGTCCGCGCTGAAGCCAAAAAGAATCTTGATACTGAGTTGTACTTTGCAGCAGTGAAGCAAGCTGGAGACGATCCAAAGAACAACAAGTTGCCGCTGCTTGAAAGTCAATTCCCGCTGGCTCACAAGTTGGTCAGGAGATTGGCTAGAGGTCAAAGCAGCTTCCAAACTTCCCGAGTGTCCCTAACTCGAATCTCTACTTACTCGGCTCGCAACGGTCTTCCTGCTACTCCTCCGATCATCTCGGCAATCTACGATTCAATCACGCTCGCAAACCGGAATGGATTTCCGCAAGTTGTGCGTAACGTGATGCCGCAAGCACCGCTGGACCCGTTGCTGACTCCAGATGAGACCGCTTGGGCTTGGTTGAAAACCAACGATTCAACAAGTTTGATGATTAAGACCAACCAAGTTGAACGGAATGAAACTTGGACCTTTGCAGCGTGGGACCTTTTCGCGTATCCATACAACCCAGCATTCTAACACTTACACACTATGGCAGACGAAATTCAACTGACGGCTCGCTTGTACGCTTCCAAAGGTGGCGCGTATCTCCCGAGTGTAACCTACACCAAGTCAGCAACAATGGTTGGAACCGACATGGGTTCTCAGACCCAATTGATTGGAACCACCGTTGAGGCTCTGGACGTTCCGGTTGATGTCTCCAGCCCGTACAAGCTGTTGATCTCCAATCTGGATTCCACCAACTTTGTTGAGTTGGGTTTTGTTTCTGGAACCTACACGATGCGGATTCCCGCTGGCGAGACGCTCTTGATGCCATACGTCAGCGCGACTCTGTATCTCAAAGCGGATACCAGCAACGTGACGATTCAAGCGACGTTCTGCGAGATCTAACCGTTTGAGATATGGCGAACGAAATTGAAATGACAGCGCGGTTGTATGCGTCAAAGAATGGCGCATCTATCAACCCGCAGACGTTCACTGCTACGGTGAATATGACTGGAACCGATATGGGTCAGAATACCCAAGACATCGGTTCTGGTGCTGATGAACTGCTTGATATCGCTGCGGATCTCTCGCTTCCATACAAAGTCTTGATCTACAACATGGACCTTCAGAATGCGGTCTATGTTGGTATTTCGACTCCGTACCAGTTCCAAATTCCTGCCGGTGAGTTCATGTTGATTCCGCGAGTTGATGCCAACTTGTATCTCAAAGCTGTTATCAGCGGATCGACGGTCAAGATATTCGCTCAATTCTGTGAGATCTAATGGCCGTAACGCTTCCATCTAAGGTTGCAGAGCGTGGTATGAAAGCCGATCACGCTCGCGCCATCAATCAACTGATTGACGCAGTTCGAAAGATCCAGCTTGTCGCTGGACCGGATCAAGCTATTGAGCAGACTCCGAACGGGACGACCATCAAGATAAAGCAAGCTCCTCAGACAATTGTGGGTGGTACTCCTGACGACTTCTTTTATTGATGTATGCCCGTTGCTACAGACAAGCGTCAGCGGATGTTCAATGCGCGGAACTTGAACGATCTGTACGCACGGTTCGACAATAAGTGTGCAAGAGCGTTAGACGGCAAAACCCCGTTTGTTGTTGGTCTCAGCTCCAAGATACCTTTTGGAGTTCAATACGACTATTGTGTTGATCCAGCCACAAGCTTCTATGTCACTGGAAGCACTCCAACACAGACGCAGATTGCGATTGAGCTTTCAAAGCTTGAGAGCAAGCACTTAGACGTTAGCGGAGGTCAAGTTTACGTTGATCACTACGTCACTTCTTTCAACTCTTCATATTGCAACGTTGGCTCAATTCAAAAGTCTTTTGAGCTACACAAGCGCAATGTTGACGGCATTGATTACGATGTCCATTTAGGTTGGGACGATTGGGATTCTGGTTTCGATTCTTACGTTAGGTCTTACTTTTCTTCAGTTGGATCTTCTCCTTCACTGCCTCCCGGTAGAATCCACAACCACAAAACCGCAGTTGCTGAGATACGAATTGAAGGTCTTTTGACTTTCAAAATTCTTAACAGTTACAAGCGGTTTGATTGCTGGAGGGTCCATAACTGTGGAAGCAAAGACATGAGGGTCTTGCTCCAATTGCCAGACGGCTCAGCGGAGACAAAGACAGTTCCTGCAATGGGCTGTAGATCGTTCAGGAGACGCGCTGACGGGACTTGGGCAACAACGTGGAGGGATGGTACTGCTTGCACCTATTTCTTCCCATACTTCACCGGAGACGTTCCATACTTTGCTGGTGGTCCACCAATGTATGGACAACCGGACTCTCTGGCGGTTTGCATGGAAAGATCAGCAAAAGCCAACAACATTGCGAACCCGTTTCTGTTGCTGCAATGGATGCGAGCAATGGGCGCATGGGTTGACGCTCGTTTTTCTTACGACATTCGCGCACTGTATCCAGAATACTCAGACCCAACGGATGCAAACACTGCCATTGGTGATGCAATCTTCACTTGGGGTCGCGCTAGGGTTCAGATTTACAGCAGCCTCTCTGGCGTTGTCTTTGAGGATTACATCACTGTATTCACCGGAGTTACCGACTTCATGCCTAAGCTGCAACGCATAGGCATCAACGCTGAGGTTTCTGGCGATGTCTTGGTGATGAGTAGCAAGAGACCGAATGCAATTGTCAGAATCTATCCAATTGACTGCAATGTCTTCTTTGGTTCAACCGATCCATACTGGCAGATCAATCCTACTACAACTTACATTTCAATTGCGTATCCGTCCTACTACTACACGCAGAACGTAGCAACACCCAACACGGCAACCCAATGGCAATCCGGCAACGTCCCAACATGGATGGAGACGATGCGGACGCTTCGCAGACGGGTTGCTGTGGAAGAGGGTTTCCTTAACAGCTTTGACGATGAAGTGGATATCTCTGAGGAGAAAGTTGGGATCGTCAGATTAAGCTCAATTGGATTAACAGTAACAGCATCAACCGCCGTTGGCATTGAGGCATTTGACGCTAACGCTTTAAGCGAGATTCCCAACTACGAACGCAGTGCAAACGTAATAGAATTGCGAACTGAGTTAAGACCAAAGGGATTCTCACCGGCAATTGGTTATTCAAACAACAAATACATATCGGCCACTAAAACATACATTATAGCACAGCCGAGTAACCAAAGCGGAATGTATGGATATGTGTTTCCGCAGATAAGCACTTCAATCGGTGCTGGAGCATCGTATCCTGCTGTCAATTGCGCTTACATCGCTTCCGGTGGACCGTGGGCCTTTTCAAGCAGCGTTTACGACTACAATCTTGAG